ACACAATTTGGAACAGATGCAACTAATGGAATACTTTTAGTTGATGGTTTGTTTGAGTGCTATACATTAGAAGATCAGTACCAAGCAGTAAAAGTTATGCACGAAACCTGCATACCAGAGGGTACATACGAGATAAAGTTTAGAACTGTTGGTGGATTCCATACTAAATATTCAGAGAGATATGGTAAATCACACTATGGTATGTTGCACTTACAAGATGTACCTAACTTTACTTACATACTTATACATACGGGGAATAGTGATGAGCACACATCTGGTTGTTTGATTTTGGGTGAAACACAACAAGATTTAGACATAAGTGATGATGGATTTATAGGACATTCAGGCAAAGCGTATTTAAAACTATACAATAAGGTGGCAAAAGAGTTGTTACTTGGTAAAGAAGTAAGCATAGAGTACACAACTATAACTAAGTTATTAGAAAAACCTGCATCAAATGCTTCAACAGATGATGTAGTACTAGCTAGAACAGTTATGGATAAACTAGAGGAAATTAATGGTGGTGTTATAAAGACACAAGCTATGTTGAGAGGCAGGATAATAAGATAATGTTTGATAGAATTAAGAGAGCAAGAAACCAGGATGGTACATTTAAGAAAGATGTTTGGTGGACACCTTGGTCTGATTCGTGGGAGTATAAAATGAGTGAAGAACTCAAGGATATGATTGAGCGTACAGCTTGGACCTTCATTGAAGCGTTCATAGGTGCATTAACAGTTGCTCCATTAGTTGGTGTGGAAGCTGAAACATTACAGTTAGCTGCACTTGCTGGTGGTGGTGCTGCTTTAGCAGTCATTAAGACATACGCTAAAAAACAAATCACTAAGTAGATTCTGTCCTATTTCCTGTGTATAATTAGCTCAACAGAAAGGGCTAAATATGACACAGGAATTAGGTAATAATTACTACAAATCTGGTTGGCAACCATCAATAGAGTT